TCTTACATCGTATGAGCTGGTGTCGTTTTTTGAATATGTTGAAAATGCAATGTGGAACGGACGGGGAGAAGCATGACGAATATTGAATATATTAGGCAGATGACCGATGGGCAACTTGCACATTTCATCAATGGATTGCAACCAGAGATTGAACTCTGGATGATCTCCATGGAAAGAGCATTGTCATATTGCTATAAGGGACCTGACGTATACCACGGGCTTAACGGTGATGCAAGGAGTCTGATGCATATCATGTATAAAGATTATGACCTTGAATTAAAGCGTCTCAATGACAAATATAATCCGGGGCATCACGTTCCGTGGGAAGATGAGAAACATCCGTATGTGGGGCGGCACGACCATGAATTGAAGGACGGTGATACCAATGATGACGATTGAGGAAAAAATAGCCCGTTCCGAATATTTTGCAAAGCTATGCGAGCAAGCCGGAATATCAGAGTGGCAAGAAGATTGTAAACAGCTTGCCACATGGCTCCGTGAGTTGAAGGAGCGCAGAAAAGCACCGGAGGTTATCAGGTGCGGTGAGTGTGAGTACAGAGAGATTAGAGGTGTTGACGGATTTTGCGACCACATCACAGGGGAGCCGATTATGGTAAAAAAGACTGATTACTGCTCGTGGGCGGAAAGGAGAACCGATGGAGAAAAGCAGAGCGATTGAATTATTAAAGCTGGCGGTGCCGATCAAGGCCCTTACCCAGCAGGAGTATTCCGATTTTGTCGAGGCAGTAAACATGGGGATGGATGCACTCGCACAGCCCGAAGAACGCACGGAGAAATGCACGAAAACGCACGGTGTGTGTTTAGACGCAATTAGCCGACAGGCGGCATTGGATTGCGTGACGTATGATGTGGAGTATACGACAGAACGCATAAAGGCGTTACCTTCTTTACAACCGACTTGCAATCAACTTGTAACTGATTGCATCAGCCGTCAGGCGGCGATTGATGCGGTTGACAAGATTATTGAACGTGACACAAGTGGCAGCAATGCTGTCGTGAATGCAATGATAGCATGGTCGGAATATATTAGGGCGTTGCCACCAGCACAGCCCGAACCGAAGGAAGGGCACTGGATTCTGCATGAGTCTCCTGATGGCGGTGAGCAGTACGAGTGCTCTGAGTGCGGTGTGCTTTGGGAGTTTAACGATGGCACCCCGGAAGATAACGAAGCGTACTTCTGCCCGAAGTGCGGAAAGAAACTGATAACAAAGGAGAAACAAAAATGAGTGATTTAAAAGTGTTGTTTTCATCGAAGTCTGATGAATGGGAAACACCACAAGATGTTTTCAACGCTTTACATTCAGAGTTTCATTTTACTTTGGACGCGTGTGCAACTGAACAGAACCACAAGTGTGAGAGATTTTTCACTCTGTCTCAGGATGGTCTTTTGCAGGACTGGGGGGGGGTGTGTTGTGTTTTGCAATCCACCGTATTCAAACATTGCCAAGTGGGTTGAAAAAGCGTTCAGAGAAAGCAGGAAAGACAACACGCTTGTTGTCTTGCTTATACCATCCAGAACAGACACAAAGTATTTCCATGATTTCATTTACAAACGTGCTGAAATACGATTTGTCCGCGGAAGGTTAAAGTTCGGAGATAGTAAAAACAGTGCACCGTTCCCATCAATGGTGGTCATCTTTAGGGGTGCATATACATAACAAAGGAGAACGAATATGAAAAAATTTATGACTATCACAATTACAGCTATTGTAATCATCATCATGGGTCTTGCTTGCGCGGTCAACACGGAAGCCGCCGAAAGATACTCGTACACAAAGGTCACCGGTACGGACGGACACTTCGTAAACGAAAAACTCGGAATTTCCTGTGTCCTGCTTGAGTGCGACCATTTCCCCGGTCTTTATTGGACACGGCGATCCTCGGACGGATGGCTGACCTTGCAGAAGCTCGCAAAAGATCCAGTAGCAGCCGGTCAGGTTTTCGTGTTCGAGCGTGATGTACAGATTAAGGTTCCAAATTCCGAGTACAGCACTCAGTGGGAACGCGATAAATGGCACACGATCAGGTGCCTGCAGGATGATTACACATATCTCACCGTTAGACCGAACGGCTTTTACTTTGGCGCACTCGAATGGACGGACGCGAGCTCCGGTTACCAGAATCCGAGCACACAGCTTTGGAGAGTAAGACTTGTCAAGGACAACGGAGCATATCAGGTCATACGCTTATCTAGTATGAGCAAGGTCGGAGCCGCCGCAGCCGGATGGGGCGAAGCAAGACCGCATGACTATCCATGGTGAGGTGGAACATGACAGCACTGATATTAGCACTCATCGCACTCGGAACGCTCTTCTGGCTCATCGTCAGGGCAGCAAAACACGCACCGCAGGAATACGTTGACCTTATGATTATGACCGAGGAACGGCACGCAAAGGAGAATGACAATGAATAACATTTACACATTTATCACAATCGCAGTTTACCTCGGGACAATTGCAGTCGTTTACTACACGCTCTACAAGCGCTTTGCAGACACTTTGGCGGAGATTGAGACAAACTACCGCCTCGCACTGTCTCGGGCTTGTACGAGCTTTGTGGACGCGATGAACGCAGTCTCTAAGGCGCTCGACACGGACACGGATGCGGAATCCGAACAGGAACCCGAACAGACCACGTTCAGCGAGCTCAGCGAGGGGCAGACAGAAGAATGACAAGTCAGGAAAAGAAAGCCTATTTATACGGCTACCAGCGGGCGAGGGAACGAATCGCCCGCCTGCAGATTCAGTACAACCAGTTGTTTTACTCGGAGCTCATGCCGGGGATCCAGTCGGACGGGATGCCGCACGCACATGACCCGAAGGGGCTTGAAGAATACGCGGCAAGGCGTGACGAGATTCTGAGGAACATCGCAAAGGCCAAGCAGGAATGCATCGAGACGCTTGACGAAATCGCCTGGAACATCGAGCAGGTCCAGTCCGACAGCGCGAAGAACACCGAGAACGAGCGGACGGTGCTCATGCTCCGGTACATCGAGGGCCTTGAGTGGCATGAGGTGGCGGAGCGGATGACATACAGCAGGTCGCACGTCGACCGGCTCCACGGATATGCGCTCCTGCATTTCCGCCCGATCGTCATGAGCCGGAAGGCAGAAAAAAATTTAAAAGACGGGGCAGAATGAGACATTCGACCTGTGATAATATTATGCTGGCAAATTCGGAAGAATGAACCGATAAGAGCTCTTGCAGTTGGGTCCTTTCCTGCGAGAGCTCTTTTCAGTTGCTTTTGATTGACGACACGTACTGACATTTGAGATCCTCCTTTCTTTGGCGGGCTGCTTACCAGTGGCAGTCCGCTATTTTTATTCACGAGGGACAGCGAACATGGTTGAAACCGTAGAATTATCAGAATACTTCTCAACGCTCGCCCATCTCGTGATGATGGAGCATGAAGACCTGCACTGGATCCGGAACGCGAACGTCAGCATCGGATTCGTGGAGAGCGACCGCCCGAAGAAATCAGGCGGACGGCTCTGCCTCGGGGAATGCGTGAAGGTCAAGGAGCTGTACAAGCCTTATTGCCCGCATGATTTTCTCGTGGTCGTTTATTCACCCAACGTGCAGGGCATGAGCGAAGAACAACTCAAGATCCTGCTGTATCACGAGCTCCTGCACGTCGGCATGAGCGAGGACGGGGAAGAGGTCAAGTATATCGTCAATCCTCACGACGTTGAGGACTTCCGGAAGATCATTGACAGATACGGTCTGGACTGGGCGAAACCCAGCAGACCGACAGGGAAGGGCAAGCAGTAGTCAGGTGGTGATTGTGTGGCAAAAGGCGGACGAAAAGGAAAATATGAATACTGGATCAGTCCGGACGGCCTTTTGCTTATAAAGGGATGGGCGCGCGACGGACTGAGCGATAAAGAAATCGCTGACAAGATGCATACAACCTCGTCGACGTTCTACGAGTGGAAGAAGAAATTTCCGGAATTCTCGGAGGCATTAAAAAACGGCAGGGAGCCCGTCGACGTCATTCTGGAGGACACAGCGTTCGAAAGAGCGACGCAATGGAAGACGGTGAGGGAAATCACCAAAGAACTCAAGTTTGACCGTGAGAGCGGCGAAACGAGGCTCATGGTGACAAAGGAAGTCGAAAAGAGAGTGCCGCCTGATTCGACATTGCTCATCTTCCTGATGAAGAACCGCATGAAAGACAAGTACGGCGATAAACAGCACGTCGAGATCTCCGGTCAGCTCGACACGAATCCCTTTGCGGGACTGACGGAAGAACAACTCAGGAAGCTGGCGAAGAGCAATGGATAACCGCATGATAGCCATCGGCGCAAAGTGCGAGCTTGCCCGTCGGCATTTCTTTGATTACTGCAACTTGAAAGCCCCGGACTTCTACAAGCCGGAACGGGCTTATCTCGTGGAGTTCTGCGAGGAGCTTCAGAACTTCATCGATTCGGATGAGGACGTGCTCATCATCAACGCACCGCCCAGACATGGCAAGAGCCGCACAATCGGATGCCTTGTCGAATGGATCCTCGGCAAAGACCGCAAGTATAAGATCATGACCGGCTCCTATAACGAAAAGCTGTCGACGACCTTCTCGAAGGGCGTGCGCGATACCATCATGGAGCTGAAGGCGGACAAGTACCGAACCGTGTACTCAGACGTGTTCCCGCGCACCAAGGTCAAGCAGGGCGACGCGGCTATGAACCTGTGGAGCCTTGATGGCGGCTATAATAACTATCTGGCGACGTCTCCGACCGGTACAGCGACGGGATTCGGTGCGGACCTGATAATCATCGACGACCTGATAAAATCGCTCTACGAGGCGAATAACGCGAACACAAAGCAGGCGCACTGGGATTGGTTCACCGGAACGATGCTCTCACGACTTGAAGAACACGGCAAGATTATCATCGTCATGACCAGATGGGCGACGGACGACCTTGCGGGGCGCGTGGTCGAACACGCTGCGGAATACGGCTGGACAGTTCGGCATTTGAACTTCAAGGCGCTTCAGGATGACGGGACGATGCTCTGCCCGGACATCCTCAGCCGGGAAAGCTACGAATCGAAGCGCAAGGCAATGGGCGCCGAAGTCGCCGACGCGAACTACCAGCAGACGCCCATCGACATCAAGGGACGGCTGTATTCGCACTTCAAGACATATGCGGACGTGCCGAGGGATGACGCGGGGCATCCGTTTTTTATTGCAGTCAAATCCTATACCGACACAGCGGACACCGGCTCGGACAACCTGTCGCACCTCGTTTACGGCGTATCTCCGGCGCACGAGGCGTACATCCTTGACGTTATCCACACAAAAGACCCGATGGAGAAGACGGAGCCCGCGGTTGCCCGCTCCATCGTGGAGCATGACGTCACATGGGCGGATATCGAGTCAAACAACGGCGGACGCGGATTCGCCCGGAACGTCGAGAAGATCATCCGGAACGTGTACAAGTCGAACCGCACTACGATCCACTGGTTCCACCAGAACCAGAACAAACAGGCGCGAATACTCAGCAATGCGACCAACGTCATGGAGCATGTATACTTCCCTACAGACTGGATGTACCGCTGGCCGGACTATTACGAGGACATGATCAGATATCAGCGCGAGGGAAAGAACGCGCACGATGATGCGCAGGACGCTACTACCGGAGTCGTCGAGAAAATGACGAAGCGGAACAAGGCGCAAGTAAAGACATTCAAAGGGGGCATCTAAGCCATGAAAACACAACTGTACAACCTGCCGCGGCCGATGCTCTGCGACGTCGAGAAGGATTTGGACGCGGACGGGTTCCCGACGATGAAAGCCGTCAGGGAATACATGGACCTGCACAGCGGAGCGATCAGACGGCTTAAGTATCTCAGCGAGCTGTACGTCGGCAGGCACGACATTCTCCGCGCACCGGATAAAGAAGCGTGGAAGCCGGACAACCGGCTCGTTGTCAACTTCCCGCGCTACATCACGAACATCTCCCTCGGCTACGGCTACGGCGTGCCGATCACGAAACGCTTTCAGGACGAGAAGGTCGAGGAAAGCATTCAGCAGATTGAGAAGCGCAACCACATCGTCGACCACGAGAACCAGCTCTTCAAAAAGGTCTTCCAGATGGGACATGCTTGGGAGTTTTTCTACCAGAACGAGAATGCGCAGACCCGCATGAAGGTACTCACGCCGATGCAGTTTTTCTGCGTGTACGATGACACATTGGAGGAGCGGTCCGTATTCGCCGTCCGTTACGGCAAAAAGAAGGACGGAAAGATATACGGCGAGGTATACACGCGGGAATATCAGCGGAAGTTCCTTGAGGGCAGCTGGAAGGGCGAGCTTGAGGTGAACCCTTACGGGCTCATCCCCGCAGTCGAGTACATGCTGAATGATGAGCGGATGGGATTATATGAGGATTCCGCCCCGCTCATAGAAGCATATAACCGCACGCTTTCCGAGAAGACGAACGACGTCGACGCATTCGCGGAAGCATATCTTGCCATCATCGGAACTGAGGTCGACAGCAATCAGGTGCGCAGGATCCGTGACGAGCGCGTCATCAATATCTTCGGAACGGACAACGCCGACGAGATAAAGAACATCGTCGTTCAGTTCCTCACGAAGCCGACTGCCGACGCAACGCAGGAGAACCTCCTGAACCGTCTCGAGCGGCTCATCTTCCAGATTTCCATGAGCGCCAATATCTCGGACGATTCCTTCGGCAACGTGGCATCCGGAGAGGCGATGGCGTACAAGCTGCTTGCGACCGGAACAATGCTGTCGACCTTCGATACAAAAATTTCCAAGAGCCTGCAGAAGCGTTACAAAATTTTGTGCTCACTGTCGACCAATTCCCCGGATCCGAACGCATGGGAAGACGTCGAGATTCAGTTCCACCGGAATATTCCGAAGAATACCGCCGCCGAGATTGAGAACGCGAAGAACGTTGCGGGTATGGTCTCACAAGAGACACAGCTCTCGCTCATGCCGTCCGTCATCCCGGACGTTGCCGCCGAGCTCGAACGAATCGCCGCAGAGCAGGAAGACATGCGGGCACAAATGAGTACATACGGCAACTTCGGAATCCATACGCATGAGGACGAAACGGAAAAGGATGAGCCCGGCGAGACCGATGAGGTGAAGAACGATGGCAAGGAACAGGGATGACAATCTCGATTACTGGCGCAAGCGTGAAGAGGAAGCCCGGCAGAATACTATCAAGGACGAAGCGGAGTACAATAAGCGGCTCGACGACATCTACAACTTTATGCAAAAGAACATCGAGAACGAGATAAACGGCTTTTACAGCCGCTACGCCACGAAGAACGGTATTTCTATGGCGGAGGCACGTAAACGTGTTCAGAACGCCGATATGGAAGCCCTGGGCCGCAAAGCTGAGAAGTACGTCAGGGAAAAGGATTTTTCCGACAAGGCAAATGAGGAAATGGCGCTGTACAACCTCGCCATGAAGACGAACCGCCTCGAACTGCTGAAAGCACAAATCGAGCTTGAGCTCATCGACGGATACAATGACATAGAACACGAGATGGAAAAAGACCTGCTCAAAACGTCCATGAAGGAATATGAACGCATGGCGGGCATCCTCGGGAAGTCCGTCAAGGATGCGGAAAAGCACGCGCACGAGCTCGTGAACACGTCATTCCGCAATGCGCATTTCAGTGACCGCGTGTGGTATTCGGAGTGGTCGCTGAAGGTCGAGCTCGAACGGCTCCTCAGAATCGGACTGATCCAGGGGCGCAATCCTAACGTCCTCATGCGTGACGTCGAGAAGGCGCTCAAGGTCAGCAAGTACGAAGCGCGCCGCGTTATGGTAACGGAGATGTGCCGCGTGCAGACCGGAGCGCAGAAGCAGAGCTACGAGCGCAACGGCTATGACCAGTACACATTCATTGTTGAACACGACGACAGGCTGTGCGACGACTGCCGCGACCTTGACGGGCAGGTATTCTACGTCAAGGACATGGCACCCGGGCACAATGCCCCGCCGATACATCCGTTCTGTAGGTGCTCGACGAGTGCATATGCAGACCGGGCAAGGCTCGACGCACTCATCGCCCAGATTGAGGCAGACAGAAAGAAAGGACACTGAATATGGCAAATATTAGAGAAGACATGCAAAGATGGCTTGACGCTTATAAGCAGGGCGCTGTAATCAACGTTGACAACGCAGTGATTGCGACGGCGTTTGCCGAGTTTCTGTGCGAAACGAAAACAGATACGCAGGCAGTTGACCATATAGAGAAGTTTGAGCACCAGGTGGAGGAGCTTAAACTACAGTTACACGAGGCAAGAATACACATAACCCGGCTCGAAGGTGAGAACTCGGCGTTGAGGTTCGCCATCCGATGCAATAGCGTGAGCGGCGCGGAGGTAGCGGAATGATCAAAATCACTTACTGCACCAGAGACAGACCGGACGCACACCCCTCGCTCGTGGTAGACGGTCACGCCAATTACGCCGAGCACGGCAAGGATATCGTATGCGCATCCGTGTCGGTGCTCTTCCAGTCCCTTGCAAATGCACTTGAGACCTACACGGCGGACGATATTTCAGTGCGGATTTCACCGGGCGACAGCCACATCATCTGGCGCGGTCGCCAGTCCACATACGCAAGGCTTATCACCGGAGCATTTGTGGACGGCATGCGGTCAGTGGCGGAAGCCTACCCCGAGTATGTACAGCTTAACATTGAGTAATTTACGCGCGGTCTTCGGACGGCGCTTTTTTGTTGTCTTTCCGCATCGGTGAACGTGGAGCCATTAAGTCACGGTATTAGGTGCCGAAAGACAGCCGCCCACTTGGAGCGCATCCATGGAATATCACAGACAGCCGACAGGCTATAAAAGGAGAACAACATGAAAAATAAACTTATCCAGAATATGATAGACCTTCAGCTTTTTACGGACGACCCGGCACCGGAAGCGACCGAAGCCGGCGAGAATACCGAACCCGCAGGCGATGACGGAGACGACGACAAGGGAGATGTACCGAAGACATTCACGCAGGAAGACGTGGACAGGATCGTAAACGAACGCATCGCCCGGGAGCGCAAGGCAAGCGAGAAGGCGCTGAAGAACGCCAAGGAAGAGGCGGCGAAATACGCCAAGATGTCCGAGGACGAGCGCCGCAAGGCAGACGAGGCGGCACGCCAGAAGGAAATCGACGACCTGAAGGCGGAGAACGCAAGGCTGCAGGCGGAAGCGCTCAGGACGGAGCTCGGCAAGTCCGCAGCGGTCGACCTTGAGAAGAAGGACATCACCGCAACGCCGGATGTGCTGGCGTTCGTTGTGGGCCCGGATGCCGAGACGACCAAGGCAAACACGGACAAGTTTATCAAAGCTATATTGGCGGACCGCAAGGCTCAGGAAGTGAAACGCGCTACAAAGGCGACACCGAAGGCCTACGGATCCGGCGCAGCAGAAACAGACCCATTCGCGGCACGTATGAAAAAGTACGGCCGCTAATCACATCAAAGGAGAAAACCTTATGAGAAAAAATATTAATCTTCAGCTTTTTGCTGACGGCGACAACGGCAACAGCCCGGTAAGAATCTACTCTAAAGAGTTCATGGGACTCATGGCGGCAGTGTTCAACGTTCAGGCGCATTTCCGCGATCTTTTTGCGGGCGACCTTGAGACGATTGACGGCATTACGGAGACAGCAACGGCATTCTCCGTAAAGACATCCGACATCGCTTCCGCGATCACGACCGGCACTGTTAGCGCGGCAGGCGCTTACACAAACGGCTATGACAAGGGCGCAAATGTGGCATTCGGCACGGGCACCGGCAAGAGCTCCCGTTTCGGCAACAGAACAGAGATCATTTATAAGAACATCGATGTTCCGTACTCCTGGAACTGGACTTTCCATGAAGGCATTGATCGCCACACAGTGAACAATGACTTCGACGGCATCATCGCCGAGCGTCTTGACAAGCAGGCTCAGGCCAAGATCGCCGTCATGAACGGTCTCCACGGCGCTTACATCTCAAGCGTTGCGAAAAAGACCATCAATGCTTCCGGCATCAGCGACACAACCGCAAAGGCCATCTTCAATGAGGCATCCAAGTATTTCGTGAACGTCAACGCAGTCGGCACAAAGGTCGCAAAGGTCTGCCCGGACCTCTGGAACGCGATCATCGACAGCGGCCTTGCTACAACGGCAAAAGGCAGCACTGTCAACATCGACCAGAATGAAGTAAAAATGTTCAAGGGCTTCGTGCTCGAGCAGATCCCGGACAGCGATTTCGCAAAGACGACAGTCTCAATCGAGGGCACAGATACACAGTGCCAGGATATTGCATATTTCTATGTCCAGCACATCGGCAAAGCCTACCTCGGCATTTCCACATCCAGAACGATCGAGTCCGAGGACTTCGATGGCGTGGCACTGCAGGGCGCAGGCAAGGGCGGCCAGTGGGTCTCCAACGACAACCAGAAGGCAATCGCCAAGGCTGTCAACGTTGGCGCATAAGGCTGACACGATCAACTCACCGGGCGGGAGCTATCCCGTCCGGAATTTTTTCTGAAAGGACAAAATTATGTATATCGTAACGAAACCATTTTACGACCTTCAGGACATAACGAAGGCAGACCATACGAAGGACGGCGACATTCCGCGTGAGTTCTGGTTGTACAAGGTCGGAGATATCTACCCGAGGGACGGAGCTCCCGAACCGTCAGCACAGCGCATCAGGGAGCTTGCAAGCGACAGCAATATACAGGGCACTCCGCTCATCACATGGGTGGAGCCCGAACCGGAACCCACACCAGAACCCACGCCAGAGCCCGCCAGCGAGCCTGAGCCGGTCGAAGAACCCGCCAAGGCAGAAGAACCTGCCGAACCGAAGAAACCTGCGAGAAAGCCTCCTGCGAAGGCACCCGCCAAAAAGCGCACACCCGCGAAACCCGCGGGAAATGCGAGAAAGAAGGGCACATGAGCGCACTATCAACCGATGGAGTAATTGTCGCCCGGATGCTCGGGCTTTCGAATGTGGATGACAGCGCAGTCATCAACGTCATAGAGGACTGTGTGGACGTGGCGACGTCCCGGCTTCTTGTCCGCATCGGCGCGGATGCAGTCCCGGAACAGCTTGGATATATTGTCCGGGAAGTGGCAGTAAGGCGCTACAACCGCATCGGGAGTGAAGGCGTTGCATCGCACACGGTCGAGGGTGAGTCAATGTCGTGGAATGAGGACGACTTCGAACCATTCGAAGCGGACATCAATGCGTACCTTGCGGCGAATCATGCAGGGAATCCGAAAATCAAATTCCTGTGAGGTGGATGGTATGCGATACGATACACCGATTTACTTTCAGACCATCACGCCGGGCGAATATGACCCGGCAACAGGTGATTACGGAGACCCAACGGCAAAGGAAGTCATGAAGCTCGCATCCGTCATGGACACACAGACTGACACGATGATGCAGGTCTTCGGGGAAATCCGGCAGGACAGCAAGACGGCGCACATCCAGACGCACTATACGGAGCCCTTCGACGCGATCCGCATCGGGGACAAGGTTTACCATGTGGCGAGACGGCGCACGCTCCGCTTCAAGGACACATTCATCCTTGCAGAATACGAGGGTATCAGCCCGGCGGAGGTAGAGCCATGAGCGGGAACATTAAGCTCGAAGGCATCGCAAAGCTTGACGCGCATCTGCTCAATTCGCTTCAGCTCGACGCGGTCAAGGAAGCTGTCAAGGTACACGGCGCGAATATCCAGAAGCGCGCAAAAGAGCTCTGCCCGGTCGGCACGCCCGAATCAACGCACAAACCCGGCTATGTGGGCGGCACGCTTCGACGGTCTATATCGACGGAAATCGTCGACAACGGCTTCACCGCCGAGATAGGACCCCATACGGAATATGCAGATTACGTGGAATATGGCACGCGTTACATGAACGCACAGCCCTATATGAGACCTGCATTCGAGGAAGTAGAACCGCAGTTCAAGAAGGACATCAAAAAAATCGTAGGAGATTAAGACATGGACCCACAGCAGGAATTTTTTACCGAGCTTCGTGCCCGGCTCAAAACAGCATATCCGGGGAAGGTCTATGACACACGCCTCCCGAAAAACGGCACGCCATATCCGTTCATCTATCTGGGCGGGAGCGGTCAGAGGGATTCGGCGACAAAGTCCGTATTGCTCGGCTATGTCACGCAGTCCGTCAGGGTATGGCACAGCGACCCGCACAAGCGCGGCACCGTGTCGTCCATGCTCGCAGGCATCAAGACGGCGGCACGCTCCATCACACAGACCGCACATTACCAGTGGCGCGTCGAGATTTCTGTGCAGGACATTACCGACGATACGACGGTAAGGCCGCCCCTCCTCATGGGTATTCTGGAAATCACCGCACATTTTTCACCGATTTGTTAAAGGAGATACAACACATGAAAAAGATTGATCTTCAGCTTTTCACAGCCCCGACAGTCATCGAGGGCAAGAAAATCATCTATCTGTACAGACTGCTCAAAGACAAAGCAACGAAGGGCGGTCTCAACATCGCATACACCACAGAGAACAGCTCTTCGTTCAGCCGCGATTCGGACAACACCGAAACAAAGGACGGTCCGGTCAGCACTCCGGGAAGCCTTGAGACGACCCTCTCTACAACTGCTGTCTTCTCCAAGGGCGGCGACGGCATGACCCCGACAGAGGTCAGGAATGCTATGATCGCGGGTGAAGACTTCGAGATCTGGGAAGTCAATACGGCAGATGCTGGCACAACGACCGGCAAATTCAACGGACTTTACATGCGCGCAAAATGCACATCCTTCGAACTCAGCTCTTCGGCAGAGGACAACGCCGAGGCAGACATTGAATGGAGCGTGTACGGCACACCGCAGGCAGGTGAGATCACATACTCTGCTGCTTCGAACTCTGGTGCATACACGTTCGTTGATGCAGTCGCCGGCGCGTAAGGAATGATCATGACCGGGCGGACAGCTTCTGCCCGGCCTTTTGTTTTATCAACATAAATCAATATGAATCATGAAAGGACAAAAGCGATATGTATAAAACACTGACCATCAACGGCACAGAATATGAATTCAATTTTGGCTTCGGCTTTGTCAAGGCGATCTCGAAGGCACGTCTCAAGGACGGCGAGGAGATCGGACTCCAGTACCGCGTCGCACAGCTCTATGACGGCAACCCGGAGGCGGTCGTCGACATCCTCATGAAGGCACGCGTCAAGACCAACGCTCCGACCATGGAAGAACTGCAGAACTGGCTCGAGGACGAGAACACCGACATCGACGCGGTATTTGAGAAGGTGCTCGATTTTTTATCGACGGCGAACTGCTCGAAGAAACAGACCCTCAAGATGCTGGCGAGCGTGAAGGAAGAGGAAGAGATCCAGAAGGCAGAGACGGCCAAGAGGCGGAAAGCAGCGGGCATCTGACATGGATGGAGTTTTACCGGGAAGCGTGCATCGACTGCATCCGCTATCTCGGATATAACTCCATCACCGAATTCGATAAGTTAACTATTCCGGATTATGAGCTGTTGATGGAAGGCGTGGCATATCGCAGGACGGATCAGGAATACTGGGCGGCTCGTGTCGCATGGCTCGCCATGAGCGCACAGGCCAAGAAGAAGGCCGGCAAGAGCTATCGCCCGGTATACAAGAAATTCAAGCAGTTCTTCGACATTGAGAAGACGACCAAGGAAGTTGGAAATCGTCTCAAGCGTGCGAGGGACAAGCGAAAGTGAAGGTAGGTAAATGCCAGCATCCAGCTACTCAGTAAAGGCCGTACTCAGTGCGGTCGACCAAAACTTCACATCGACATTCAAAAAAGCGGAGAAGACCGTCACAGGCATTGACAAGGCTATTGGCGGAATGGCCTTCGGCGCGATGGCAGGCGTTGGCATGGCGGCCTTCAACACGGTCGCCAGTGCGGCAAAAGGATTTGTCGGCGATATCTACAACGTAGGCTCGGGCTTTGAGACCGCTACCAGTCAGATTGCCTCGACAATGCAGGTGCCGAAGGACTCCATTCAGGGCATTATTGATAAAGCCCGGGAACTCGGCGCGTCGACAAAGTACACGGCGACCGAAGCGGCAGAAGGCTTCAACATCCTTGCGCAGTCTGGTCTTAAAGCAAACGATCAGATAGCGACCATGCCATCGGTCCTTAATCTGGCGGCGGCGGGCGCAATGTCGCTCGAATCTGCGGCGGGATATCTGACAGGCTCGGTCAAAGGCTTCGGCGACAGCTTCAACAACGCGTCTTATTATGCCGACCTTATGGCAAAGGGCGCGACGCTTGCGAACACAGACGTCAACATGCTCGGCGAGGCGCTCTCGCAGGGCGCGGCAACGGCATCGACCTACGGCCAGAGCGCCGAAGGTACGACACTGGCACTGCTCCGATTGGCAGAGCAGAACGTCACAGGAGCGACAGCGGCGACAGCCATGAAACGCGCCATGGCGGACGTTTATACGCCCACAAGCGACGCGGCGGCGGCAATGAAGGAGCTCGGCGTATCGGCGTATGACGCGAACGGAAACGCTCGTGATTTCAACACGGTCGTGGACGAGCTCAACGCTTCGATGAGCGGGATGACCGAAGAACAGCGGAACGCAACAGCGGCGACCATCTTCACAACACGAGGTCTCGAGGCATTCAACAAGATGTGCGTCTCGTCCCCAGACAAGGTGGATCAGTTCAGTGAAGCGCTCAAGAACTGCGGCGGCGCGGCTGAGGATATGTACAAGAAGCAGACGGACAACCTGCAGGGCGACGTTGATATTTGGCACAGCTCGGTCGACGCCATCAAGGAGACCATCTACAGCGATTATGTGGGCGGGCTTCGGTCTATCGTCCAGTGGGGTTCAAAGACGGCTACAGCCATCAACAATTCCATGAAATCGGGCAAGATAAAGAAATTCGTGCAGGATGCGGGGAAGTATCTGACTGTGTTCCGTGTGAATTTCGCCCGAGTCGGACCGGCATTCTCGAAGGCGTTCGGAGCAGTAGGACAGGCTCTTGCAAAACTGAATGGAGAATTCGGCTCGACACAGAGCGTACAGAGCTTTTCCGATTTGGTCGGAAAGGTCGCTGATGCGCTCGTGGCGCTTGCAGGCTTCATCGAACAGCACGCAGGAACGATTGCGATGCTCATCAGCCTGCTCCCGAAGATCGTTGCGGGTTTCCTCGCATTCAAGGCAGTGACCTTTGTCGGCGGCATCATCGGCACAATCGGAAGCGCACTCGGCGGACTGTTCGGAATCATATCAGGCGGACTGGCGGGCAAGCTCGGCGAGACAGCGGAAGGCATCCAATCCGCGGGCACTGCGGCAGAGGGTTCGTCAGCCTCCATGCTTGCGGCGGCTAAGTCCTTCATGATGATCGGTGCAGGTGTCGCACTCATTGCTCTGGGCTTCGGAATCCTTGCGCAGTCAGCCATCGCCCTTGCTTCGGCAGGCGGTCCGGCAATCGCAGTCATGGCAGGTCTTGTCATTGCGGTCGGATTACTTGCGGCAGGGCTCTTCTACATGGCGACAACGGCGACGGCATCAGCGGCAAGCCTTACCGCGGCAGGCACGGCGTTCTTGATGATTGGCGCGGCAGTGCTCCTCGTGGCGGCTGGCTTTGCAATCATGGCGGCATCGGCAATCGCGCTCACAAATGCAGGCGCACCTGCCATCATCATGTTTGCGGCGATGGTCGCAGTCATGGCGCTCTTAGCAGTAGGTGCGACGGCACTCGGCGCGGCACTCACCGCAGGCGCGGTCGGGTTCATTGCATTCGGCGCGGCTGTCCTCATGGTTGGCGCGGGATTATTCCTTGCGGCGGCAGGCGTTGCGCTGATTAGCGCATCACTTCCGGTCGTCGTATCGGTCGGCTCGCAGGCGGCAACGGTATTCCTTCAGCTCGGCACGGCGCTCCTCCTCTTCGGAGCAGGCGCACTGGTCGGCGGGGCAGGTGCTCTCGTCCTCGGCGCAGGGCTCATCGTTGCGGGCGCAGGTGCGGTCGTGGCGGCTGCGGGAATCCTTGCGGTCGGCGTTGCGGCAATCGTCCTCGGGGCAGGCGCTCTTGTGGCGGCTGTCGGCGTGATTGCGCTCGGCGCGGCTCTCATGGTCGTTGGTGCAAATTCCATGGCTGTGACGGCAGGATGCATGGCACTCTCGGCAGGGCTCCTTGCCATGAGCGCAAGCGTGCTCCTCTTATCGGCGGGATTCCTTGCATTCAGTGCGGGACTTATCGCGGCATCCGTATCAGCAGCGGCCGGAGCGGTTGCAATCGCGGCACTCGGTGTTGCGGTCACGGCATCGGCGGCAGGAATGGCGCTCCTTGCGGCAAGCACGACGCTCGTCGCTGAATCGGTCGCCAAGATTGCACAGGACGCATCCAGCGCGGCAAGCTCGCTCAGCGGCATGGAAACATCCGTCAGCGTGGTCAGCTCAGGCATGAGCGCACTCGGCGCGGTTGTGGACACAGTATGCGATGCGGTCACGCGGTCAGCAGAAAAGAGCTTCAGTGCGGCGGCCAAGGCTATGCAGAAGGGCATGAACGACGGCTCCAAGGCAGTGACGAGCGGCTGTCAGTCCATACTCAGGACGATGCAGCAGACTGCCACACAGGCGGGTCAGGCAGGCACGCAGGTCGGTCAGCGATTCGCTCAGGGCATCCGCACCGGCGGGGCTGCGGCTATTGCAGCGGGCTCGTCGATTTCGCTGTCAGCGGCGAACGCCATGAACAGCGGTTACGCTACGGCATACGCGGCAGGCTCCTTCATCGGTCAGGGTCTTGCGAATGGTCTTGCTTCTCAGGCGGGCAACGTTGCGGCTCAGGCGGCGGCTCTTGCAAGCGCGGCAAATGCGGCTATTGCGGCGAAAGCAAAGATCGGATCGCCGTCCAAGGTCACGTATAAGTTCGGCGCGTGGTACGGCGAAGGCTGGATCAATGGTATCGCATCCAAGGCGAAGGCGGCAATCGCGGCGGCAAAGGAACTCGTCATGGCTCCGGTCAGGGCGAGGGATGCGTATGCGGGCGATTTCATCGGCGCAACAGAGCTCGATGAGTCGTACAGCTACAACCGCGAGCAGACCATCATCACTAAGACCTACCTCGACGGACGCGAGATTGCACGCAGTGAGACGCCCTACAGACGCTCCATTGACGCGAGGGACGCACGGAAGACCGGCAGACGGTTAAGAGTTGCTTATGCATAATAAAGTCGATGTGAAAGGCATTTGAGGAATTCTAAATGGCTTTATACAGATTTACAGACACAATCGAAAGGGCACTTCGGGCGGAGCTTCCGTCCGAGGCCCTCAATTTTAACGGCGTTTTCTTGGAAAATGAAATCGACGGCTACAGGACGCTCAATGTTACGGGACGGGAAGCCCTCGAGTCCGAGATTGACGCCATAGAGACAAAGGCAAGGCACGGCGCAAGATATCGTTCGCGCCGTCATCTGCCGAGGGTCATCACCGTGACTTATCAGCTATCGTCGAAGAATGCGACCGAACTCATGGAGAAGTTCAACAAGCTCAACCACATTCTTGACGCCGAAGAGGCAACGCTCATCTTCAACGATGAGCCTGGCAAATACTTTATCGGCACACGGCAGGCGCTCAGGCCGCCAAAGGAAGGCGTGCTCACAACCAAGGGCGAGATTGAATTCTACTGCGCGGATCCGTTCAAATATTCCGTCAAGGAATACGAAGTGACGGAAAAGGACGGCGCGATCAAGACCATCTACAACGGCACGGTCCCGAACCCTCCGAAGTTCAAATTGACGGCACACGGCAACATTTCACTTGTGGAACTCTTAAAGGACACGGCAAGAGTCATCTGCGGAACAAGCTACGACATCACCAAGGGGCAGGGCGGAACCGGACGTGAGATATTTAACACGAAAACGGGCGGATGGACGAAGATGGGGGCGCTCATCGGATGGGAGACCATGCAGAGTTACATCCCGGAGATAACGGCAGTATTGGGTGATTGTTGGCCACCGCCTCCGCCCGGGTCGGATTACCAAGGTTTTCATCCTGACATGGAAGAAGTATGGTATTACGAGACGAAGACCATTGGCGGTGAAAGCTGGCTCGTGCCCTACAGAGGCGATTACGGTTTTGCGCTCTTATCTAACGGCGAGTATTACGCGGGGGCGATTGGAATCATACACGGTGATGATGACGGCGGCGTCATTGATATTGAGACGCTTGACGACGGCACCTATTACAGTTCTGTTTGTCAGCTTCATGGCGGTGCTATGCAGTACGACCTCAGCCTGAAGCGCTCAAACTTCGAGATGGATTTCGAATCCAGGATTTACGCGGAGCGGACAAGCGAGCGCGGGGCGCAGGCATTCACGCTCTACGGGACCGAGACCACCACGACAACAGACGACGATGATCAGACAACGACTGTTGAATCTATAGTGAAGATTTGTGGTCTCGTCATCCAGAAATCGGCAATCGGCACGAACCGTCTTGAAATCTCTGTGTATATCGGCGATGAAAAGGCGGACACCATCGTTATGCAGGCAACGGCAGACAATCCGGTATTCGGCGAGAACAGCCTGCGGTGCTCACTCATGCGCTTCGGCGGTGTGTACACATTGAGGCTCGGAAATGAATCCTACACCTATCAGGCGAACGGAACGAACAGCACGCTTACGCCGACACACATGACCGTTTACATGATGGACTACAGCGGGTCGCCCGTCCTCAAGCAGAACGCGGTCCGATATGTCCGATTCGTGGAGCATTCGGCGTCAAGCGCGAAAGCGGTTTCCAACGCAATAAAGAGCGGCGATGAGGTTGTGATTGACTGCGCTTCGGCAGAAATTACAGTGAACGGAGTTTCTGAGCCCGGGCTTGGCGACATCATGAACCAGTGGGACGGAATGGAACTTGCCACCGGGGAAAACAACATCGGAATCACAATGGCAAGAGACACATCAAAGGACCCGCCTGAAATCACCATGACATACCGGGAGGCGTATTTATGATTTTGTACTTTGCAGACAAATACATGAATATCCTCCGGGTGGCAGGTGATAAGCTGAAGGACGGGCTTCGAATCGAGGGCGACCTCAAGACTTCAGAGCTCGCATACGGCTCGGATATCTTCGAGTGCAGTGTGTGTTACAAGTCAAGCGAATATGCGCTCATTGACCGGCTCAGCGACGCAGGCGGGTACATCCTGCGGGCGAACACCAAGAACGGCGGGAAATATGAGTGCTATACGATCCTGGAATCCGAGAACGACACGGAAGACTGCACCTGCTGGGTCTCGGGCGAGAGCGCAGGGCTTGACAACATCAACGAGATTCTTGATGCATACGAAGCGCCCTACGCCATGACATTAAAAGAGTACATGTCGAAAATGGACACGGGCTCTGGATTTACGATGGGCGTGGACGAATCGAACGGCAAAAAGCTCAAGCTTGTATTCGACAGCGCACAGCCGGCGGCGGAGCGTTACCTTGCGATTGCTTCCGCATTCGGCATGGAGCTGTCATACACATTTGACGTTAACAGTCTTCGCATTATAGCGATGCACTATAATTTCCACAAAAAGCGCGGACGCATCCTTGATAAGCCGCTTCGGGTCGGGCATGAAATCCGACCGCTGAAAATCAGCAAGTCCATGCTCGATTTCGCTTCGGCAATCGTGCCGACGGGCGGCACGCCGTCATCATCGACAGGGTATCAGCTAAAGAGCGGCAAATATCTCTGGGCGAAGTGGTCGAACAGCTCTGACGGTTCGGAGATGGCGAACACGCCGTCATCAAGGGCTTACATCGGCATTGCTTACGACAAGAAGTCTCAAGAGAAGTCGTCCGATCAGGCGGATTATACATGGACGCAAATCAAGTCGAATGGCTCTTACTCGGGCGCGGCGATACAGCGGTCATCGGGAAATTACACATGGATCCGCTACAGCCAATACGCGAACGGCTCAAGCATGAGTGCGAATCCCATTGGTAAACGTTACATCGGCATTGCGGTGAACAAATCATCGTCGACATGTTCCGCAAAGGCATCGGATTACACATGGTATCCAGTGACTGCCGACAGTGCGGACGCGATCACGCTTCAGGGCATCGTTTACGATGACGGCGACATGTATGTGAAGGGCAAACGTCTTTACAGCCGGTCGGCACAGAAAGTATGGAACCGCTATTTTGCAACGGAGAAGACGGGCGCGGGCGAAGTCGTCGTGGATTTTACGAGCGATACGAAAGATCAGAACGAACTCCTTCAGCAGTCAATCAAAGAATTGAAGGAACGCGGGCGAATGAAAAAGACCTACTCGACGGAACTGCTCGACACGGGCATTGACCTCCGCGTCGGCGACACGGTCCCGCTTGTGGATGAATCGCTCGAAATCCATCTCACGGCAAGGGTCTCAAAGTCGACCGAATCGCAATGCGATGACGCAATTTCCGTTGAATTCATTATCAATGAGGATTAACTAAATCATGGGTAGATACATTTTAAATACCGCCACGGGGACGGCGTCCCCGGCGGTCTACGTAAAACAGAATGACAAAGGCTATGCGCTCGATTTTGAGATTCGGAACGGCGCGGAAGCTTTCGACCTGACAGGCTGCATCATTCTGTTTAACCTTCTCAAGCCGGACCGCAATGAATACATCGGCATTGGCGAGGTCACTTCCGCCGTTGACGGCTTTGCGTCAATACGCCTTGACAGCGACAGGCAGATGACTGCCGCAGCGGGTGAAGGCACCCTTGAGCTTGTTATCATTCAAGGAAGCGAGGCACGCGGAACGGCGAACGCCCGCTTTATCGTGCAGGAATCCCCCGCGTCAACGACCATCTCCGGAACGGTCATTGAAGGAATTGCCGCACTGGCGGCGGATGTTGCATCTGCGGTCTCATCTGCGGAGGCGTCGGCATCTTCGGCGGCTCAGGCGGCTCAGGCGGCAATCGCCGCACAGGAAGAGGCAGAGGCAGTCGCAATCGGAGATGTTCGGGACATCATTTTCCCTGTCGGCTCCATCGTGCAGTATGCGAGCGCATCAATCGACCCGAACACGCTCATCGGCGGGACGTGGGAACGCATCCAGGGACGGTTCCTCTTCGCGGCGGATTCAAGCCATGAAATCGGCACGACTGGCGGAAGCGAGACGGTAACGCTCACGACTGCACAGATGCCGAGGCACAATCATCTTATCATCAGCATGGCAAAGGGCACCACATCACCGGATTATCAGCACACGGTCGCAAGGTATGACAGAGAAAACACGTCATGGGACGACTGTCATTACCAGCTTAACGGCAATTCGAGCGAAGCGAACGGCGGCAAGTCATCCTACGCCGGAAGCGGCGCGGCACATCCGAACATGCCGCCATATTTGACGGTTTACATGTGGAAGCGGACAGCATAAGGAGGACGGCACATGAATGTTTTTTTAATGCAGAATTCCATCGTGAGACCGCTCGGGCGCGATATGCAGAACGTGCTCATCGGCTTTGTCGGCGAGCATGAAGCACGAACGTTTTTCGTGCGCACCCGGGACGATTTGACCGGCTATACGGTCGGACTTGTCATTGATGATGTGGACTGCGGAGCAATGACAAAAGCCCCGATGCCGGACGGCTCGACAATGCTGTCACTGACGCTGACAAGCGACATGCTCGGAAAGGGCGGTGACAAGGTTTGCCAGATCCTCATGGTGAAAGACACCATTGTCCGCAAGTCATCGCAATTCCGGGCGTATGTCGGAGCGTCCAACGATATCAACTCCACAGCTCCCGACTCGGCTACGATCATAATCATCAGCGAGAAAATCACCGAGCTTGTGCACGAAGCCGCCCTTGACGCCATCGCCGAAGTACAGGAAGTCATTGACTCCATCCCGGCGGAGTACAGCGCACTCGGCGACCAGGTAGACACGAATACTGCAGCGATCGCGCTCAAGGCTGACAAGTCGACGACGTACACGAAGACTGAGGTCGACCGGATGATCGAGGGCGTCGAGGTCGAGACGGATACGACTCTAGAGGTTGCCGGAGCTCCGGCCGACGCAGCTGAGACGGGTCGGCAGATAGGGCTACTAAAGGCTGATTTAGGTGCCGTAAATAGTGGTCTTTTTATTCTCAATATGCAGGACGGAAGCATTGACAGCGATGGTTATCCTGTTTCGAGCGGGTTGAGAAAGAGGAGTGATTATGTAGAGATTGGCGATAATGCCAATATCATTGTAAACTCCACCACTTCCGGAACACTGAATAGGTTTTACAATGCGAATAAAGAACCACTAGATTCATTTACTATAGCAGTTGGGGAAACGGTCGTAAGTGTGCCCGATGGTGCTAAGTATTTCATTATATCTGTCGGAAAAAATTATGTCGATGGTCTTTCCGTGAGCGGAGACATGAGATACACAATAAACACACTGGCGGAAGAATATGCCACCCACAACAATTTTCTTTACCCTATCGGACTTGGGAATGACTATTCACAGTACGTTAAGTATTCGGATGGTTCGCTTGTCGGAACACAGACAGCGGTATCTTACAGGATACTGAACAAGGGTTACAGCAGAATAAAAGTGCGTTCTGGTCAGTCAAGCGCTTCTATTGCTTCAATAGCTTTTTACTCCAGTTATACGCCAACTGTAGATTCCTATATCCTAGCAAATTCGGTAAAATCTGTTGGCGGAAATACACTGACAGATTATGTTGCGGATGTTCCTACAAATGCTAAACTTATCATCATCACAACATCATCAACACTTGTGCCGAGTACAATGGTGTATGCTCCAATGACTGACGGTTATCTATATGATAATATCGGAAAGTCAAATTGGATTAGTGAATTACCCAAGAATCCATATCAGCACATTAACTGGTCGATTGTTAAAGATGTTCCGAGTGTATCACATGCGCATTGTCGTTTGCCGGCGGAGTTCGCAACTCTTAAAGCGCACTATAAACATATTGCTATTTCCAACTATCATCCTGCTGTACCGTACTATCCGCTTGATGGGTATTTTAGTGATGTTTCAGGTATTATTGGTTCACCAAATGCGGAGATGTCTGCATTCAAAAACAACGGATTTAGAAAGACACACATGAATCCGTTAGGTAGTGTTTTGACAGGATCGGAAGGGTACGCAGACACAGAAGCAGAATTTGTCAAGAATGCAAACCAGACACGGCAGTATATTAACGGTGGTGGCGTGACCATAAATCATCCAGCATGGAGTGAGTTGACGATTGACAGGCTGAAATATCTTGCACAGTTGCGTGGGGTTATAGGCATGGAAATCTACAACGCTACATGCATGAGGACAGATCCTCCGAGTGGCGATTCTGTGTCAATGTGGGATGAAGTTTTATCTGACGGAATCCAGATTTATGGATTGGCAGTGCCAGACCACGAAGCACAGACTTATGATGAGTCTGAGTACGGATTTGGGTATAATCACCTGCTTGTGTCTAATGAAACAGAGTTTGAATGCTTAAACGCTTACAGAATGGGCAAGTTTTACGCTACAATTCGGAACGATGGCTTAACACTTATTTCTTATGGAATCGACAATAATTTACTTTTAAGTATTGAAGTCAGCGAAGCATCGACATACAAATTCGTAACCGCAACAAGAACAGTTGAGGTCAATACAGCAAGCACAACAGCTACATTCCAGTGCGTAAGCACAGATGGATACGTTCGATGCGAAGCGCATAGAGGAAACAATGTGCTTTACACAAATGCTATAATGCTGTGAGGTGACATATGGACAGTATCATAAGAGGTACTAATGCCACAATTCAACTCAAAATCAAAGAGGATTTGGACTTTGCAACCATTACAGCTTTGGAGTTGCATATCTATCAGCCTACACATCCTATCGTAAAAACGCTTGAGGATTTGACATTGGATGCAGAAAATCAGACCGTCACCTAAGTCAACTAGTAAACTAAACGCCCATTTAGATTCTTAATATAAAGGAGAGAATATATGAATCTTGCATTTGCAAATTACCTTTACCAGAACGCCGACTTCGTTGATACAGCACTCGACACGGTGCAGTACACGCATCAGTATTGGATTTTTCTGATGCCGCTCATCCTTGCGGGAGCCGACATCGTAACCGGATGGATTCAGGCGTCAATCAATGCAACGTGGGACAGCACCAAAATGCGCAAGGGCCTTTTCAGAAAAGGCGGTGAGCTGCTTGTCGTGGTCTTGGCTTTCGTCACAGAATATGCCCTCGAAGTTGCCGCACATGCTCACATTGCGACATTTGCAAGCGTTTATATTATCGTTATGGAATCGCTCAGTGTGCTTGAGAACTTAGACCAAGCAGGCGTGCCGATTCCGCCGATTATCCGTGACAGATTAGGCAAGGTAAAACACGAGCTTGACGGGGAGGGGCAGGCATGATGTTACAGAAGGTAAAACGAACGATTACATCGGCAACGTACAACGTTATCCGCAAGGTCACAAGCTGGCTCAAGCGGAAATAATATGAACACTGGCGGGGACTTCGGTCTCCGCTTTTTTATTTAGGAAGGGGCAAAATATGAACGAGTACAACATTTCTGTGCTTGGAAAGATATTCACAGCAGTTGAGTCCGGCGGGCAGATTTACGGCAGGGGCAGATGGGATGATGTGACGCTTCCGCATTTCGGGAATGAGAAAACGCTGACGCTCGGGGCTTATCAGTTTGGCGGCGGCTCCAATGAGGGGCGTGATCTCTTGCGGCTCATCCGCAAAAGATACCCTGAAACATTCGCAAAGTACGACACCTGCGGCATTGCGGCAACGCTCGACATTGACTGGTATTCGACAGGCTTCATTGGATCAGAAGCACAGCGGGCAGCAATCAAAGCGATGATCGCCGCGCCTGACGGAATCACATGCCAAACAATCATGTTCGGTGATGTTCAGCTTCCGGCATATCTGAAGCACGCGTATGCTTACGGCATCCCGGCGGAAAATATTCCCGCGCTCATGATGTGGGCGGAAATCGACCATCTTGGCGGCTCAAAAGCCCCTGTGCGCGTCTTTAATCGTTGCAACGGGATTTTTACCGTCGACAAGATTTTATCCGCTCTGTTGCCGAAATACGCAGATTACACGAAGTACAAAAGCCCCGTCGAGGATTCTATTTTCTGGACGCGGCACGTGAAGTGTGCGGAATTCGTCAAGCAGTATGCACAGTATCCGGAAAAGGATGCGAAAAACAAAGAGGAGGATGTTATGTCTTATAACGTGCAGAAACTTTTTGATGTGGCATTTGCCGAAGTTGGCTACATGGAAAAACAATCGAACAAGTATCTTGACAGCAAGACCGCCAATGCCGGCGACAACAATTACACCAAGTACGGCAGGGACATGCTCGCAACGGTTCCGGAGTACGGCGATTGTTACGGGATCAATTATCAGTGGTGCGATCAGTTTGTAGACTGGTGCTTCGTGCAGGCATTCGGAAAAGAAGGCGCGAAGTACCTGCTTGTGGATTGGTCGGCATACACGCCGACATCGGCAGGCTATTTCAAGAAAATTGGCAGATATGATAAAACGCCGTCCGTCGGAGCGGTCATTTTCTTCCATAACTCAACGCGCATCTGTCACACGGGCATTGTTTACGATTACGACGATACATACGTCTATACCGTCGAGGGTAACACGTCGAACGGCGTTGCGGTCATCTCAAACGGTGGCATGGTCTGCAAAAAGAAGTACCTGCGGACGAATGCCAGAATCGACGGCTACGGGCACCCGCATTACGGCGTAGACACAACAACAAGTAAGGGCGGCTCTGTGCGGTCCGGTCAGCATTTCCTTAATGCCTACTATCCGGATGTTGTCAAGGCGTCTATTGGGCATCTGCTCAAAGAGGATAATGATTTCGGCGTTGACACATATCGGGCTTGCCTTGCGGTATGGAAGGACATTGCGAATCGGAATTACGGAGCAAGTCTCACAATCAACAATCATAATTTCTGGGATTCGTGCAAGGAAGCTGCCCGAAAGATGGCGGTCTCAAAGGGCTCAGAGGGTACGCTTGTATGGATCTATGAGACAATGCTTTCCGCATACGGATTTTACACGGATTCCATGGACGGAGCATTCGGAATCAATATGGATAAAGCCGTCAGGGAATTCCAGGAGTCGGCAGGTCTTGAGGTGGACGGCTCGCTTGGTGCGGATTCCGTCTATGCGCTTTTCAATTATAAGACATTCAGCTAACTTGCCGGTAACTTGTCGGAAGTGTCTATGCAAATCAATACGATTCAACACAAATCGAGGGGCGGTTTTTCCGTCCCTCTTTTTTTGTGCTCACTTTTCGATCTGTTTTGTTATCCATGCCGTAAGGCTGAGCCCTTCGGCTTTCGCTTTTGCCGTCCAATCTGCCTTTTTGCCTTTGGGGATTTTGAGCTCGATGCGGTCGTAATTGGCTTTGTTGAATTCTGCCTTGTAGGCGTTCTGATCGAATTCTGTTACCTCGATATCATCGTAAAGCGGGATGTTAAACTCGCTATTGAGAAGGTTGTAAAAATCCTCGTCGAGCTCAAGGTATCTTTTCAGGAACTCCGTTTCCGTACACGGCGCGAGTTCCGCGTGAACCTCTTCACGGATTTCATCGTCCATGTAAGTTGCTATCGTTTCGAATCTGCTCTTTGTGATTTTTGTCATTGATTTATCCTCCTTAATTTTCTTTGCCTTCGTAACCTCCGGGGCGGGTGGTTGGTTTACTTGATTCCGTTGTAGTCCATAAACTCAATGGCTTTCTTTGCCTGCTTTGCGTTTTCAAGAATCTTCTCGCAATCCTCAATGAGATGTTCGAGGTCGTCAGCTTCTTCAAACCGTCTAAAGCACTCCATGGAATCATTAGCACGTTTCATGTACTTCTCAAGGATTTCTTTCCACTGAAAAACTGTGATTTCTCTTTTCGTACCTGTCATAACCTGCATTTTCATTTCCTCCTTGTTTTTACTTTGTTTCCCTTTCCTTGATTCTATAATACTACATCTTACGTAAGATGTCAAGCATAATCTTCCGCAAGATGCAACTTTTTTTCAGAAGACACAACTTTGCTACAAACTTGCTACATTTCCCGATTTCAGGGCATGAAAAAATCCCCGAATTGCTGATAAATACGGCATTTTTCGGGGATTACTTCGATAGCGAGAGGGGCTACGCTAGTAGATGGGCTATGGTGTGCTGAGTGGGCGTTTATCGCTTATTTCTCAACAATTTATCGCTTGTTCTCAAGATTCAAGGCGGCTGTAATGGGCTGTACGTGCTACATAAATGCTACATAATTCTAACGTTATCAAGCAGATTCGCGTCCTTTTTCTTTCGTTCTTCGGTCACATGCATGTAAATGTCCGCTGTGACCTTGCTGTCATGGTGTCCGAGCTGTCTGCTCACGATTGGCAAGGGCACATCCGCTTCTGCCATGAGCGCCGTGAACGTGTGACGGAGTGCATGAATGGAAATCTTCCGACCTGTGACCTTCTTCGCTCTCGGTCCGAAATATGCTCGATATGCAGGATAGTGCAGATAACCGCCGTCATGCCACGGAAAGAGGAGCTTCGAACGGTGACCATTTGCAAGCCCTATCTGCTTTGAGCGGTGGACGGCACTCTTGGCGAGCTCCGCAACTTCGGGCCGCATGTGGATTTCCCTGGTGCTGTCAAAGGTCTTCGGACTTCCGACAATGCCTGTGTTCAATTCGTAGGTCTTCGTAATTTTAATTACGTTCCGCTCAAAGTCCACGTCGGACACTTCCAGAGCGATGAGCTCACCGATTCGCATTCCGGTCAGCACGAGCATTTTCGTTATCATGCAGTAACCCACATCTTCCATACTGTCGAGCAGGGCTTTGAGTTCTGACTTTTCCATATACTTTTCACTTACCTTTTCCCTTGCGCTCTTATCAGGCCATCGTAATAATCTGTCAATGCATTCCGTATTATCGAGATACTGCTGCCGATACGCCCATCTCACGAGCTGCTTCAGGTGTTTCAATTTCTCGTTCTTCCACGTTGCGGACTTTCCGGAGCTGTCGAGCACCTGCGTGATATAGCCGGCGGTAAGCCTATTGATCGGGAAGCCATCGCCGATCAGACTCACGAGCTTGACACAGTGCATGGCGTCTTGCTTTGCGGTGGACGGCTTCCAGTGCACCACCTGATAGGTGTTGTGCAGGGTGACAAGTTCACCAAACGTGATGCTCTCGGTCTTTGGTTGGCGGTGCATTGCTTTGAGGTCGAGCTTTTCCTTTGCTTTGCGTCTGTTCTGGGCGGTGTCCTTCGGCATGATGGTTGACAAAACGAAAGCGCCTCCGGTGCTGTCTTTATATCGTTCGAAGTAACGGACTTTGCCGTTGTAGTCTTGTGTCCACATAGAGTCCACCTCATTTAGACAACATCTCAATCAAATCTGTTATCACTCGCTTCTTTTCGTTTGCGAGCTTTCCGTATGTTTCCAGTAGAAATCTCTCGTCGTTGCCGATTTGTATTGAATAATCAATATAATTCGGGTCTATTTCCACGATGCGGTGGGTGGTGTCTTTCCGCCCAAGAAGGTAATCCATATCGACGTTGAAGTAGTCTGCTATCTGCTCAAGAGCTTCAAGGTCTGGCTGTCGCTTTCCGGTCTCGTACATGGCAACGGCACTATTGCTCATGTGCAGGGCGGCGGCAAGTTCCCTTTGGCTCATGCCCTTCTCTTTTCGCAATTCTCTGAATCGTTCGCTGAATGTTGCCATGTTCTCACCTTCTTTCCGTCAGTTCCTACATATAATTATACACGTAGCGTGAGCAAAAACAATAAAAAATATTCACAAAACGTGTTGACAGGCTTCACAATTCGTGATATTCTTACATCGTGCTCACGAAGTGTGAACACGGCGGAACCGGAACCGCTTAAAAAAATAACACACTGGGGATACAATCGGCGGCATCGGAACACCCTGAACCGCAAGAACGAACTGAAAACGAGCCAGCAGGATTTGTCGTTCGGTCGGGCGCTGGCTCACTTTTGAAAGGACGGTAACAAGATGGCAAAAGAAAAGCTTTTCAAGAATGTGCTTAGCGGGCACGTATACCACGAACGCAACCTTGAATTTCTTGTGGTTATTGATTCCGATGAAATGAAGGCCCTCTACTGCGGAACCCTCGAAGCGTTCGCGCTTCCGCAAAGCATGACAGAATTTAGAAGAGCCCTCGACAAGCGCCCTGTGAAGAAATCGCAGACAATCGGCGCGACAAAGCTTGTGATTTTCGTCTAACCCGGCTCCTCACCTTGTGGGCTTAACTATTAACCCAGTACCGGGCGGCATCGCCACTGCTCTTCGCAGTTCTTCGCAGTTCTTCGCAGTTCTTCGGAGCTGGTCGCCCGGTACGCCAGAATGACAGCTATCTTATCTTCATACTTTTTTCCTTTCACACGCCGCGCCCGGCGGTGGATAATACCGGGCAAAAGGAGGGAAACATGAAATTAAGAAAAAGAGGCGGGGTACTTTTTACGGCGAGTGGGTACAAAGATATTGTCTGCGTAGTCACTGGCGAGATGGCGGACGGGAGAAAGGTTTGGACAGAATGCGACCGCAAGGGGAACGTCATCAATATTGAGAAGCAGTATTTCTTGCAAACGAGGGATAATTGGAGCGAGTTTGTAAGAGCGTAGTAATTCGCCCACCCCGGAGGTCGCGAAGGCAGAAAAGAAACAGTGATGAAGGTAAAAGCATTGGCAAACATAATGAACGATTACGGCACAAACCCACGTGTAAAGATCATGAAACACGGTAATGATTGCTCAATATTGGTTTATGAGGGAAAACCCGAAAACATAGACGAGAAAATAAATGGGTTAAAGGTCAACAGCTTTACGGTTTTAGGAAAGGGTTACATCGAAATTCATGCACAATAAGCCGAGCCGGGCGGGCGATCCCGGCAACTTCGGGAATGTAGCTCAACGGCAGAGCACTCAGGACGGTTGGAATATCTTGAGGATGTCGCAGGTTCGAATCCTGCCGTTCCCATTTCGCTTTACACAGAGAGGAGGTGACAATTTGGACACACAGAAAATCGCAGACCGCCTCATAAAGCTCAGAGGGAGCCGTACACAGGCGGAAGTTGCACAGGCTATCGGTGTCACGCCGTCCGCCTATTCCATGTATGAGAACGGCGAGAGAATCCCCAGAGACGAGATTAAGAAGCGCATCGCCGAATACTACAAGCGGACGGTCAACACTATTTTTTTTGCGGATTAAGCTCACAGAGAGCGAGCAGAAAAGGAGAAAAAATCACTATGAGTAAGCAAACACACAATGCCCTCAGCCTAATGAGCTTCGGAGCATCAATGGCACTCTTCATGACATCGCTCACGAACTGCTTTGAATCTCTCGGCTGGGCGGTCGCAATGATCGGAAGCATGGTCTACTGCATGTTCTGGCTTTTGGTCAATTCGGGAGGAGCGGAATGATGAGCATCACAACACGTTCAATCCGAGCTTACCGCAGACTTTCCGGAGCGGTCGAAGCTGAGCTCCGTGTCGAGGTCAAAGGCAGTGAGCCTACCGCATGGCAGATTGAGGGACTGCACACGAAAAGCCCCTATGCCATTGTAGACGGTCATCGCTACGACCTTGCAACACATGAGGTCTTTGCCCTCAGAAAAGCGATTTCGGAGGTGGGCTGATGGGATTACCAAAGGGGACTACGAGACCCGACATGATTGAGATATCACCAGAAAGCATCCTGAAACACGCCAAGCTCAGCGGGATGAGTCTGAACAATGTCTATCAAATCACTGGCTCGAATATCCATGAAATCGTCCGCAGGGGCAGAACATCCGCTCCGGTCATTCGGAAGATAGCAAGCGCACTTCGGTGCAAGCCGGAAGATTTGATCGTCGGGGAGTTACCCGAAGAGGATGATGAAACGGCAAAAGTGTTCTTCGGACCGACCTGCTACGAGACAAAGCCATGTTTCGGACAGAGCGAGGACGGGCACTGCAAGATATTAGCGGTGGGCTACACAAACGGAAAAAGGTGTCCATTTTGCAAAGAAAGGAGAGACGCATGAAGAACAAGTACATCGGGTTCACTGTCAGGCAGGTGCTCGAAGATATAAAGCAGAAAGGCGTTTACGATTCAGTTCGCATGGGCGCCGAAGATGGCAACGGCTTTATATACTGCGGTCCGATAGATGAGGACGCAATCCTTAAAGAAGCGGACAAAGCAAGAGCACAAACGCTCGAACTGATTTCGAAAAATCTCGACCAGTTTCGCTCCGTGAGTTCCGGATTGGCGGAAACAACCACGAAGAAAGCATTCTCGGAACTGAAAAACATGGTTTTTGCTCCGTTACCCGAAGAAGAAGAAAACAAAAAAAAGAAAAACGGCGAACCGACAACCGCAGACAAATTCAAGCTCGATGTTGCTTTTATGGCGGGGAACGTGGTTGAGCAGGTCATTACCGAGCACATGAACAAGTACGGCGCGAAATTCAATGCCATAAACAAGGATTTCAACAGGCTCCGCCCGTGGGTTGACATCATGGAAAGACCCGTTGTTGATACTTACAACAGCATCGAAGAAAAGAGAACGGCAATCATCATTTTCAGAGGATACGAAGAAGGCGATTACTGGGATTACAGCGAATACAAGAGGGCACAGAACCGGAAAGCACTTTTCAATAAATGGCTTGAGAAGGAAGGAAAAAACGCATGAACAACGATTTAGTTCAGATTGACGCCGATACGGCAATGTTGCTGTACAGCAAGGGATTGACGCATTTACCCGTCCTGAAGCGTGACGGCTACTCTTCGGACTGGACTGCTGCACAGCCGCTTTACCTTGATGATATCATCGAGGACTTGATGATTTTTGTCAGCGACAGCGAGCGCAACAAGGTCTTAAACCCGCCGAAGGTCGATGTCGCAAAGGTCAAGGAAGAAATCTATCTGGAAAGACGCAACCTGCTCAGCGATGACGAGGACGATTACGAGGACGATGATCCGGACTGGGCGGAAGAGCCCGCGCAGGTCGAGAGCATTCCCGACGATGATGCGGTTCCCGAGCATGAGCGGATTGAGTACGCACCGCCGAGGGTGCTGACGGTCGAGGAAGTCATGAAGGTGACGGAAAAGACTGACAAGCCGCCCAAGTGGAACATCCTGCGAGTGAACAAGCTCAGCAACGAGGGATGGACGAACAAGCAGATTGCGGATGAGTACGGAGTCACGGAGCAGGTCGTCAAGGAGCGGCTGACGCATTACAGGATGAAATGATGAGAAAACACTACAGCACATTCGACCTTGCCATGATGAAGCGCGACGGTCTTTCGTGCGCCGAGATTTCTACGAAAACCGGAATCGACGAGGACGAGGTAAGGGCGCGCATCAGGCACTACCACAGACAGGGCGTAAGTTTCGCCGCTGAGTCACATCAAAGACACAAGCTCAAGGACGGAAAGAGCCACAGTAATTCCGGAAAGCATCCGGAGAGAAATTCGCAGTATGCGGAACATTAAGAAAGGACAAGACACATGAAGAACAAAGAACTTTTCGAATCAATTGGCAAGCACAAGCAGATTTTTGCAATGGGTTTCGACCTGACCGACTTAGAAGACGGAACGCAGGACGCGGAAATCCGCTCATACATCGAATTCAATGACATCACCACGAATGATGCCGTAAAGGTCATCGGCGACATCCTCGGCAAGTTCATTCGCGATGCAAGCAAAAAGAAAGACACCCGCTATGCAATGCTGAGAACACTCGTCATGCATGTGGTCGAATCCATGGATGAGGGCGAGAGCAAGCCGGAGCCGGAGCCGGAGACCAAGCGTGAGACCAAGCCGGAGCGCAAGAGCGACGACGCAAGCCTTGAGAAGATTGCCGAAACACTCGGCTCCATCAAGTCACTTCTCGAAGTCATGAAGGCGCTCAAAGAGGACTAAGCCATGATTCGCAGATACATGCGACCCGCCGAGCTTGCGACCGAATTCGGGGTCTCACCCGATTTCGTGAGGGACATCGTGCGGTGCATTCGGGTGAACATCCGACAGCGCACACGCTACTCACCGGATGATTTAATCAGCTCCGGAAAGGTCGTGTCAGTACGCACTGCCGCCTATATGGATGCGGCAAGGCACAGGGCACACATAAATACCGATATGGAGCAATTCCTGCCCGTTTACGACCCGATAAGCACGGAGCTTGACCTGCACCTCATCGAGCCGCAAACGGTCGATATTGAGGGGATAACGGCGGAAGTAATTCAAAGGATCAAGTCAAAGTTAATCACAATATGAAAGGACGAAAAGGATGTCAGTAAAAATCGTAACTTTTGAAGCGGAGAACGTCAAGCGCGTCAAATGCGTGCAGATGGCACCGTCCGCAAATGGTCTCACCATCATCGGCGGGAAGAACAAGAACGGCAAGACAAGCGTTCTGGATGCCATCACATACGCTCTGGGCGGGGAGAAGTGCCGCCCGAAGAATTTCACAAGGGAAGGCTCAGCAGTCCCCGGGAAGATTCGCATCGAGCTGTCGAACGGTCTCATCGTGGAGCGCTCCGGAAAGAATGCGGCGCTCAAGGTCACGGATCCGAGCGGGCAGAAAGCAGGGCAGAAGCTTCTCAACGAATTCATCGAGCCCCTGGCGCTGAACCTTCCGAAGTTCATGAACGCGACAGACAAAGAAAAATCGGAGACGCTGCTGCAGATTATCGGTGTGGGAGACAAGCTTGCAAGGCTCGACAAGGAAGAATCGCTCGCATACGGCGAGCGCACGCTCATCGGCAGGGATGCGGACAAAAAGAGCAAGCTTGCCGAAGCGCTTGAGTATTACGCAGACGCACCGGAAGAACTTGTCAGCGCCTCCGAACTCATCAAAGAACAGCAGGCGATACTTGCCCGCAACGGCGAGAATCAGCGGAAGCGGGAGCGCGTGAAGGAGATCACGTTCGAGAAGCACCGCATTTATGACGAAGCCCAGAGGCTGGAACAGCAGATCGCAGACCTTCAGGCAAGACTTGAAGAGCGCAGGCAGGCATATGAGAAGGTTGCCGAGGACGAAGCCATCGCCATGAAAGACGCCGCAGAGCTCCATGATGAGAGCACAGCCGAAATCGAAGAGAGCATTGCCAACATCGAGGAAATCAACAGAAGGGTCCGGGCGAATATTACGAAGGCCGTTGCCATTGACGAGGCGGAACAGCTCCGGCACGAGTACGAGTCCATGACCGCCAAGATCGAGAGCATCAGGGACGCACGCAAAGCCCTGCTCGACGGCGCAGACCTGCCGCTCGAAGGTCTCGGCGTGGCTGACGGGGCACTCACATACAACGGGCAGGCGTGGAGCGACATGTCCGGCGCTGAACAGCTCATCGTATCGACTGCCATCGTGCGCAAGCTCAATCCTGAATGCGGATTTGTCCTTATGGATAAGCTCGAGCAGATGGACATGGACACCTTGAGAGAGTTCGGCGCATGGCTCGAAAAAGAGGGGCTGCAGGTCATCGCCACGAGGGTTTCGACAGGCGAAGAATGCTCCATCGTCATCGAGGACGGCACTGGAATCATGGAAGCGCCCGCACCGAAAAAGGAATTCACACCGAAGGCATGGACGCCGGGAGAGTTTTGATATGGATAAGATAAGCAACATAAAGAGGGTTCATGAAACCACAGATTACAAGAGTTTCAAAAGACTTGACGGGAATAGAGCAATACACGAGCAGAGGGTAAAGAAAATTATTGCCAGCATTCGCAAGGTCGGATATGTTCTCTCCCCTATCGTCGTAAATGAAAACATGGAAATTATTGACGGACAGGCAAGGCTTGAAGCTTTTGAGAGACTAAATCTTCCAGTCTATTACGTTGTCGCTAAAGGTGCCGGAATAGATGAATG